AGGGCTTTGGCGGAAGAGGACCGCTTGAGACGATGGACGGTTCCTCCGCTGGAGGTGCGGCGGGAAGCGGTTGAGAAGCGACGATGGCAGGCTCCGCCGCGCTATTGCCGGGTGACGGTGCCATCCAGGTCTTTCTTCCAGGTAGTTCCGTCGCTCAGCGTGTGGATGCCCGGCGGAGCCTTCAGGAGAGCCTTCGGCACTTGCGGCGCGCCGCCCTTCGCCAATCCGTTTTCCATTGCGGAGATGCGGTCGCGCGCTTGCTTATCCGCTCCGATAATTGTATTCCGGTCTTTCGCTCCGTTGATGGCATCGACAGCGTCACTCACGATTTGACGCTTCCGCATCAGCGTGTCGCGCGTGTCGTCTAAGATCCCCGTTAGCTGCTGCTGCTGTGTCGCCGTGAGCTTGCCGTGTCCGCTGAGGCTGTTGATAAATCCCTGAAGGTCCCCTCCGATTCCGCGCGCCTTGAGAATCGCGTTCTGTTCGGCCTGGGTAATTCTGACACCAGACCCCTGCCCCCCCACCACGTCCGTAAGCACCTTGGGGATGCCGAGCGCCTGCCCTTCCGCGGGGCCGTTTATCATCGAACGCGCTTTGGCGATCTTCTCAAGCTGTGCGTCAGCGTCGCTCATCGCCTTCTGATACGGCGCGCCGAACTGCTTCACGTCCCGATCCAGATTCGCGTCCGTCGCCGCTTGCCTGCCCACTTCGGCATCGATCTCCTGTTGAGTTTTGATCGGGGCCGTGGCCTTCTCGACCTTCACCGCCTTGTCCACTTCGCCCGGCGCGAGCAGCCCTTGCTTAATGACATCCTCCCGCGTGGCATTCTTCGCTTTCGCGAGAGCGTCGATCACGTCGTTGGCCTTCTCAAGATTGCCCTGCGCGCGGTAGAACTGCACTTGCGCCTTAGCGGTCTGTGCGGCCTCCTGGTCCCCCCCGGCGACGGCATCGACGGCATTATTCCAGGAAGCGTCGGGCAACCCGAGGAGCTTCTGTTTATTCTGAAGCTCCAGCTGTGCGGCCTGATTCTGGGTGTTCGTGAGCCCGGTGCGCGCCTGCGTCTCCGCGTTCGCTATCGGCGCGGCGGCCTGCCTCTGGAACTGCTCGGCGACGTCGGGCGATGCCTGCCCCACAAGGAACTGAAGCTGCGCGGGGATCTTCGCCGGGTCCTGCATCAGCGATTGCTTGAGTTGGTTAATCGCCTGAGCGTGCGGAGAATTTCCCGCGGCTTGATCGTCAAGCGAAGCGAAAACCGCCGCGGGCGGAGCGCTGGATTGGAGCATGCTATTCGCCCAGGTCGCCAGATTATTCTTGTAGTCCTGGATGCCTTTTTGCACGAGCCCAGCGGTCCTCTGCTCCGCCTCCAATGCGTCGGCGTGCGACTTCTGAGCCGTCGCGGCGGTGTTCTGGGTATCCGCGTCCGTCTTTCGCAACGCCAGCATCGTGCCGGGGCTCACTTGGCCTTCGAGCGGCGATCCGGGTTGCAGCGCGGCCGACAAGCCGCCGCCGTTTTGCCCGACGTAATTCTGAATCGTCTTGTACTCGTCCAACTGCTGCTGCATCTGCTGGTTCTGAAGGAAACGCTGCCGCGCCTGCTGCGCCATATCCAGGTTTTGCGCCTGCTGATTCTGTAGCGCCGCCTGCTTGAGCTGGATGTCCTGGGGATTGGCGATTGGCGCGCCTTTCCCGGCCTGCTCGAAAAGCGGAGTGAGTGCGCCCAGTCCCATGCCGTTATTCTACCTTTATTATTAAATGAAGCTGCCGCTGCCCAATGTGTAGCCATTGCCGGATGAAGTCGTACCGGAGTTTCCGACGCTTCCGCCGAGACCGAGGTAGTTGTTCAGATTCGGGATGCTCGCGATTCCGCTCGCGAGACCGCCGATCCCGCTATTGATCGCATTCGCCGATGCGAGCTGGCCGCCGGCGTAGCCCTCCGCTCCGGTGAGGTACATGTTTGAGGCCGCCGTAGTGCCGGCCAGGTTTTGATTTCCGGCGGTCTCCCCAGCCTGGAGCCCAAGGTTCGCCGCGGTGTTGCCTTCGCTGGTGTATGCGCCCAGGTTACTTGTTGCTCCGCCGAGCGCCAGATTCGCGTTTGTGGTCGCTCCAGTGAGGCCCGCGCCTAATGAAGTATTGGCCGCGTTGACCGTATTCGCCGCCTGCTGGTTGGTCGCNTTCTGAGTCGCCTGGTTGGACTGTCCAGTAGCCGTCAGTCCCGACGATACCGCGCCCTGCGCGGCGTTGAGATTAGTCGTGTAGGCCGACTGCGCGTTATTGAACGCCTGCTGGTAGTAGGTCGATGCGACATTCTGCCCNTACTGCGTCAGTGCTTCGAGTTCGCCGCCGGTGTCGACGCCTCCTTCAGCCGCGGCCTGCTGCTGAAGCAGTTGCGCGCCCTGCTGCATCTGGAATTGTTCCCCAGGAGTAGCCGCCGCCTGCGCCGCAGTGGGGGCCGTGAATCCCTGAGAGAGGAGATTTTGTTCGTTCGCATTGCCTTGCGCGCCCGTCGCAAGATACGGATTCAGGGTGTTTTGTTGCGAGGTCAGCGCGCCGCCAAGGGTGCTGTTGGCGGTTCCCGTCGCGGCGTTCACTCCAGCAACGCCAGTATTCACCGCATTGGTGACGCCGGCGGTGCCCGTNCCGACAGCGCCCGTGACGCCGCCGGTGCCCGCGGCAAGATTGTTCGCGAGCGTCGTCTGCCCCGTGGCATTCGCCGCGTTGGTGGCCGCCGCGGCCTGATTACCGGCGGTGCCTACGGCGGTCGCCCCAGCCGTCCCGGCCGAGAGAAGCGTGTTTCCGGCGCTCTTTGCGCCANCGCTTCCCACGAGTCCGCCGATCAGGCTGCCGATGCCCGTGATGATCCCGGCCATATTGAAATCAGGATATCAGGTATTGGCCAAGAGGTTGCGCCTCTTGATGTATTGCGGGAAAATGGCCGTCCCGCTGCTGGGGCTCGGGTTGTAGCCGTACATCAGCTCGACGGCCAACTGGGAGAGCCGCGCGTTGCGATCCGCACTCGGCGGCAGGCTCAGCAATTCGACCGCAAGCTGGGAAAGCCGCGCGTTCGGTGTGGGTTGTGAGAGAAGTTCCACCACAAGTTGAGAGAGTCTGGCGTTTACGAAAGCCGGCGGAAGCGTCGGCGTCGGGTAACCCAGGCCCAGGGTGGTAATCGCAAAGTTCCCGAACGCTCCCTCTCCAAAGTCCGCGGCCAAGGTGAATTCGTTCACGGCTCCTGGGTATCCCAGATATGTATCGAGAGCGCTGATCCCGGTTGTGATACCGCCATTCGTAGTGCCCGCTCCGGCGTCGATTGAGAGGGAGGCCCCCACCTCGATAATGAAATCGGGCGGAGGTCCCGTGGTGACATTCACTGTCATGTATAGGTAGTGCCATGAGAGCCCTCCTCCGTAAAGGCTCGAATCGTTGAGCTGTTGCGCGTTAATCCAAAATGGCGGCGTGCCCGGCGATGGAAGGGCCGTGTTGGCGGGCTGTACGGTTGCGGCGTTGCCGTAGTAGCCCGGCGGGTATGCCGGCCCCGCGCTGCCTGGGCCTTCGAGGGAAATCGACCAGTCGTCCTCCACTTCTACGCTCAGTAGCGTCACGCTGTCGATACTGTGACCCGGAAACGGATTCCCATTCGAGATTTTAAGAAGCGGCCCGGCGAATTTTGCGAGACCGCTCGCGCCGATAGCGAAACTCATAAAGAGACTGAAATTCGTCTGGGGACCCAGGTAGGTCGTCGCGGAAAGGNAGGCCCCAGCGCCGCCCAGGCAGGCATTGGGCTGAGGATTGACGCCAAAGTTATATATGTAGCCCGTGGACGGGGCAAGCCACGGCCCCAGGGGCATANAGGACCCTGTCGGGTACCCGCTGAAGTCGTCGAAGAAAATAATACTGCCGCCCATCAGGAAACGATCTCCACTCCAAAGGCCGTGCTGTTGACGCTGGAAACGGTCCAGGTGCCGCTTCCGCCGGGATTGGCGTCCATCGGATACGTGAAGTAGTAGTAGCTGTCGCTCAGATTCGCCGTGGGGGTTAGGGTATTTCCTCCCACCTGGGGCCCGACGCCGCGCGAGCCTTCGTTGTCCTTGCGCATAAACAGGCACAGATGGACCGCNTGGATTTCGCCGACAAGGCTTAGAACGGTGGTCAGGATGAAATCGTCCACATCGCCGAGGTTGTAATCGTAAACGTACGTCGTGTCGCCATCGGGCGGCACTTCGCTCACCAGCGGATAGCTTGGCGGCCCTCCGCTAGACTCAGCCCAGGCTGTCGATAGATCGGAAACTGGATAGATCCCCGGGCCTACTTGGATATCCCCACGGAAGCCGGAGGCGGTTCCAGTGCCCGTCGAGTCGTTGATGTAGAAGTCGGCAAAGTAGGTGACGCTCCCGGAACCGCCGCCAGCTCCGCTCAGGAGGTGCATGTCCGCGCCCGCGCCCTGAGAAACCCAGCTGCTCGGGTTCGATGAGCCGGTTGCCTCCACCATATTGAGATAGGTCGTGCCGTTCACGTTTAGCGTTGCCGTGATGGAAGCGCCGCCGAGGGTGAATTGGACCTCGATATAGAACCAGACGCCATTCACCAAGTAGAAGCTGCTGCCGCCGATGCCGATGCCCGTGTTGCCCGCAAGGCTTCCCGTTTGCGATCCCGCGTAAATCGAAATCGAATAATCGGCCTCGACGAAGAGGGTCATCAGTTCAACCGAGCCGCCGCCAAGCGTCGGAGTCGCGAGTTGATAAAGCGCGCCGGCTGGGCTGAATCCCTCTCCGGTGTTCAGCATCCATGCGCCCCCGACCGTCCATCCCGCCAAGTAGGGGAGCGACTTCAGCAGGTAGCCTTCCCCCGGAATGAAGGCGCACCCGGCAACGCCAGTGCCCCGCTTCGCCGCCGGAGTGATCTCCGCGGCCTGTGCGTACGTCCACTTTTGCGCCAGCACGTTGTAATGGCCGAATCCATCGGCGAACAGGAGGCTCATGTCTGCACCGTGACTACCAGGTTACTCCCGGCTGTCCCCGTTCCGACTTGCGCGACGATAAAATCGAGAGCGCCGTCAGGCTCAAATAATACCGTACTCGATGCGTCGGGCGCGATGGGAAGCTGAAGCAGTCCGGCCATCGTAAGCGCGTCNGTGCACACTGGAAGGCGATTCGGCGGCCAGTCCGTATTCGGCGCGTTGAACGGCCAGAGCGCATGGAAGGGCATCTGTCTGCCATCCGGCGGATTCGAGGACGAATAGCTGTTGAAGTTCGTGGCGTCGATCACCAGCGTATCTATCAGCCCCACGACGCCTGTGGGAGAAATATAACACACGTAGATTACGATACAGGCGTTCGCATCGCCGTTGAATGAACCCGGCCCCGTGGGCGCGACCAGCACTTTCGCATAGACGGTGCGGATGGATTCGTGAGCCTGCACGGACACTCGCGCGCTTGCCGTCAGACCGATGGAGAGCGCGCCGGTGATTCCCAGATTCGTGTATGCCGCGCCGTTCATCGTGCGCAATCCCGGTGCGGCCGGGTTGGTCAGGGGATTCAGCGTCGTTGTGCCCGGAGTGTACGGAACCGAAGCGAGGTTGATCGTATACGGCGGCGCGCCCGGAAGCATCGCCGTTACCGCGGCGACCGTCATATTGTCCCAGGCGAACTTCAATACCTGCGGCCCTGGAAGCGGATTCGCCGACGCCACGAAGAGTTTATTGATGAGCCGGTAAAAAGCCACATTCGCATGCGCGTCGAAGGGGCTTCCATACTGCGCTTGATCCGCGGGAGCGCCGGTTGCATTGCGCGCAATCGTGAAAGTCGCGCTCGTTTCGCCGATAGGGACAATCGCGGTGATCTGGTCGATCTCATAGCCCGCGGTGCCCGCTACAATCGTTGGATCGTTCCATAAGATGAAATCGCCCACGGCGAACTGCCGCCCAAGTTCGGCGACAAGAACCGAGCCCGATCCGCCGCCGGTGTCGGTCGCCACCAGGGACAGCGGCGCGATGTAGCCGTAGCCGCTCGTTACCGTCGTAATGCCGGCGATTGCGCCTCCTTCGACGATCGGGGTGAGTTGTGCGCCGTAGCCCGAACCGCCCGCGCCACTCACGTTCAGCACCGTCGCGCTGCTGTAGCCCGCTCCCCCTTGAATGACCGTGCCTGCCATCCCGAATCTGGACTGCCCCACGAGCGTAGCCGTGAAGGTGATGGGATCGGTGACGCCGTCGATAGTGCCGGTGGCGTACCATTCGGAATCCGTCTCATCGACGGAAGGACACAGAAACTGGCATGTGGAGAGGCTCGGTTGGAGCTGGCCGTAGACCGATAAGAACCAAGTGTTCCACGGCCGCGATGCTACGTCGGGCGTGTCTCCGGTCGCCTGCTGCGCGCCTGGAGGCACTTGCTGCGCGGAGGGCTGGCGGATCGGCGGCGGCTGAATACCCGGCGTCGACCCCTGGAGCAAGGTCAATGTCTCGATGGTGAGCAAGCCGTATCCTTCCGCACGGACCTGGAGGGGCTGCTGTTGGCCGACTTGTCCGGCGGCCGCGCTGGGAATGCTCGACGATGAGCTGCTGTTGCCCCCGAGTCCGCCGGACGTAGGATTCGAGAGCACCGCCGTAGCGGTGGCTCCAGAGCCGCCGCCGCCGGTGATGGCGACTGTGAGGGGTCCGGTCAGGTTCCCGGCGTTCGTGACGGGCGTAACGCCAGTGACCGCGCCGGAGGAATTGACTTGCACGATGGCCGCGACGGGCGTCCCGGAGCTTCCTGTGATCGTCGCCCCGAGGCCGGAACCGGGCGAATAGCCGCTGCCTGGGTCGGTAATGACAACTTGGATGACGTTGACTTGATTCGGAACGCTAGTCGAGCCGAAGGCGGCGAATCCAGCGCCCGCCGGAAACGTCAGGGACTGCGGGCCCTTCATCGTCTCCGAAGTGGCAAAGTGGGAATGCGCGCCGAAGGCGACCGTCTGAGGATAAGAGATATGCGGCGTGAATCCCGCCTGCGCGCCCCAACTCACGGAGACCGGGTAACTCAGCTTAACGGTAGGAAAGAATCCCGCCTGCTGGGAGAATGTCAAGACGGTGTTCGTCGCTGAATTGCTCACCGTGGCGGTGAATCCGGCGATGGCCGGCAGGATTAGAGTTCCGGCCGGCTGATTGGCAACGAACGTCGCCATAGTAGCCAACGCATCGCCTGCCGTGCCGCCGCTCCATGACCACGAAGGATCTTCCGGCGCAGCCGTGCTTTGCTGCAAGGTGCCGACCGCGACCGGATTGTGGTCGAGGCTATATGCGACCTGCTGGAGCATCGTGAAGCTCGATCCCACGGCGAGCGACGGAGCCGATCCAGAAGTGTGGAAGCCAGTGATTAGGATTTCGCCGTTCTGCGTCGGCGTGACGGAGCCTGGAGAAACAGGATTGTAGCTGTTGCCAATGTTGATTTGGTCCAGAATTATTTCTGGCGCTCCATAGAGCGCGACTGCGGCGATGGAAGGGCCCGATCCAGTGGTATCCACCGTGAACGTGTGACTCGCGGAAGTGGCCGGGTTGTAGCAGTACCAGATTCCACAACCTGCCGCCCCCCGTGAGAGGCCGGTGATGGCCTGCACCCACGCGTTACCCTCGGAATCGGTAAGAGATTCAGTCCAATTCGGAATACTGGTTATCACCAGGACGATGAGATTCGCGCCGGTGGTATCGATCGCCGAAGTTGTGACATCGTCGCCGAGGCTTGACCCGGCGGAAGTGCTGGCGATTACCGTGAAGGCCGGAATCGAGAAGGTGACGTGGGAATGCGCGCCGAAAGTGACGGAGCCGGAGCCGGTGACGGTGACGGCAACCGAGAAGCCAGCCTCGGTCGAAAAGGTGACAGATCCGCCNAGCGCGGATTGCGGGCGAAGCGGGCCGACTACGGCACCCGGCGATGTTTGCAGGACGCCGACATCGAGGGCGAGAGCCATTTAGATCAATGGTACTATTGACGGGCGCGGAAGCGCCGGAGATCATGGCTGTAATGACGATCGACGAAATATACGCCCTGCCCGTTGACGACGATGGCTGGAGGATTTTGCCAAACGGCTACCGGGTGAAGCTCGGCGACGGGGTGACGCTCGGCGAGGGGGTCACACTCGGCACCGAGGTGACGCTCGGCAATAATGTGATCCTCGGCGACGGGGTGGATCTCGGCGACTGGGTGACGCTCGGCGACGGGGTGGATCTCGGCGACGGGGTGACGCTCGGCGACGGGGTGAAGGTCGGCAACGAGGTGAAACTCGGCCGCGGGGTGAAGCTCGGCGATAATGTGACGCTCGGCGAGGGGGTCACACTCGGCAATAATGTGACGCTCGGCCGCGGGGCGACCCTCGGCGACCGAGTGAAACTCGGACCCGGGGTCACACTCGGCACCGAGGTGACGCTCGGCAATAATGTGATCCTCGGCGACCGAGTGAAGCTCGGCGACCGGGTGGATCTCGGCAAGGGGTGAATCTCGGCCACGGGGTGAGGCTCGGCAAGGAGGTGAATCTCGGCGATAATGTGACGCTCGGCAACGGGGTCACACTCGGCAATAATGTGACGCTCGGCCGCGGGGCGACCCTCGGCGACCGAGTGAAACTCGGACTCGGGGTGAATCTCGGCAATAATGTGACGCTCGGCGACGGGGTGAAGCTCGGCGACTGGGTGTGGCTCGGCGAAGGGGTGAAGCTCGGCGACTGGGTGAGGCTCGGCGACTGGGTGACGCTCGGCAACGACGGCTTGAGTTTTGCTTTCTCGCCGTTGCAGATTCAGGGGTCGCGCCACCTGCTCTACGTGGCGGGGCCGTCCGTGATCGGAATTGGATGCGAGAGGCATTCAGCCGAATGGTGGCTTGAAAACTACGAGTTGGAGGGGCGCGAAAACGGTTATACGGACGCGCAGATCGCGGAGTACAAGCATTGGCTGGATGCCGCCATCGAATGGCAGAAGACGCTCAAGAAAGAATAGCGCTCTGCCATCCCGCGCCCGTGCATGCCGCGCCTGCGCCCGCCGTCGTATTCAGCGTAAAGTTGCCCGAGCCGCCGGCGGTGAACGGATCGCCGGAGAGCGCGATATCGGAAGGCGACGACGGCGCGCCGCTGTTACGGTTACCGCTTCCGTTATCCCCGAACGCGTTGTTTCTCTGGATCTCCACACTGGGCGTCACGCCGCCAGCGCCAATCGACTGCGCGTTGATTCCATAGCCGGTATTCCCGTAGAAGATGCAGTTCAGATAAACCATCGCCTGAATATCGTTATTCTGGCCGATTCGCGAGCCGTCCTCCGCGTTTTTGTAGAAGGTGCACCCGTGAAAAGTAGACGTGCCGTAGGGCGTGATATCCTGCAAGTTGCACCCGCTGCCCGTGTTATTCGCGAACNCGGTACCAACGGCCGTCAACGATGGCTGCACATTATTGGTGACCNNGTTGAGATAGACGCCATCGGAGCCATTGTCGTAGATATAGCACCCCAGCAGCACCACGGCCGCAGCGCTCTTGATCCCGTAAGCGGCACAGGAGGAAACCTCGCACTCGATTAGGTAGAGCGGGCAGAAAGTGTACTCCGTCACGTACGGGAGATTGAAACCGTTCTCGCCCCCNCTCAAGTTGCAATCCTTAAAGCTGATCGCGTACGCGAGGTTGCTCGTGGCGGCGCGCACGCAATCTCCCGGCGTCCCAGCCGTGCACACGAAGTTCACCCAGGCGCACGAGAAACCATAAAGGTTCCCGATGGTCATCAGATGGACGGAGTTGGTCGAGCATGCGATCTCGGCGTGTGTGCCGTCGCCGCGATAGGTTCCATAGCCCCGAATCCCATAGCCGATTCCCGCGATCGAGGTATTGGCCACGGTCACATTAACGGTGCTCGTGATCGTNTGCGTTCCCGTCATCCATACCAGGTGGCCTCCCGCGACAAGCGAGCCGGAACTGAGAAAAAGATTCGCCGTTAAAGTCTCGAACGCGCCGCCCTGGTAGCCGTGGCCGCCGGTGCTCGACGCGGTTCCCACCGCGCGGTCCATCACCGCCGTCGTGCCCCCCGTGATCGACTGAATACAGTACCACCCTACGGTGAAGCCGCTTCCGCTGGTCGCGTACACCAGGTTGCCGACCTGCTGAATACCAAATGGATTGCCGCTGCTCTTGAGTTCGGTGTTGGTGCTCTGAATCGCCAGATCCGTGTAGCTGAATTGCGCGGCAGCCTGCTGGGAATAGTCAATGGTCCAGGTGGCGCCCGTTGGCGATGCGGTCGTAGCGCATCCGTTCACGGTACTGAGGCCGCCGCTTGCACCCGGCGCGAGCACCGCCTCTCCCGCCGTGGCGTTCAGGGTGGCTTTATTGCTCGCGACCGAAGCGATGGCGTACCACCCCGGAATCCAGTTTGACCCGGAGGCGATGAACAGCTTCGCTCCCACGTCGCCCGAGACGAAGTTGTAGCTCGCGGAGCTGAATACGGGAGCCGTTCCGGTGGCGCTGGTCGCCGCGCCGTCNGTGGCCATACCGGCGGTCTGGGAAGGATCGAAGCCGCCGGAGCANGCGGTGTCGCTGCCCGTTGAAGGACGAACCTCCCAGATGCAATAAGCCGAGAGCGCCAAGCTCTACACCGCGGCCGGAAGTGCGGGCGGCTTACCCCATTCCTGGTTTTGCAGAATCGCCCTCAGCTTGGTAGTGCAGCCGGGGCAGAGATCGTGGGAGGAAATCCCGGTGACCGTCACTCCCGTAGGGGGATCGGTCGCCTTCATCATCCCGCCGCAAGCATCGCAAAATTTGATAGTCATGAGCGCTCCTTAAGTGCTGGTCATGGTGAGCGTGCATGTCACGGTGATGACGTTGCCGCTCGAATAGGGCTGGGTCGAACCGAAGGATGCTTCGGCGTAGAGCACGCCGCTTGTGCCGCTGTTAGCCGACGCAAGAAACGCTCCGTTGAGGGTGCCCGAGGCGTTCATGGTGAAGCTGGCGGGCGAGGCGGTATTGGAGATCGAGCCGCTGGAGGCGCTTCCGAGCGTCAATGTTTGCCGCACGCCCGCGCCGTAGGCTGTGTCTTCGATCCAACCATTTGTGCCNCCGATCTGGGCGGCTGTGTCACCGGCGGCAAAGGCCGTGAAGCTGGCGTTATTCACGAGGCCCACGTACCAGGCCGCCGTATACGATGAGCCGGTAAAATACTTCGTGAGAATATCGTTGAGGCCCTGGGTGACGGTTATGTTCTTGACGCACTCTTCCCACAAGAGCCCCCCGTACCTCCACGAATAGCAGCGGATCTCCCAAAAATTCGCGATGCGCACGCCCGTCCCGAAGCTCGACGACACCTCTGCCTTTGCACCAAAACCGGCCGCGCTTTCCATTTGGCTCATGGGCGTAGTATACATGAACCGCGGGTACTATGGACTTTTCGCGGCTGCGCGGCTAGGATGGTTTCCATGTCTCAAAACTCAACCCCCCGGATCTTGCATTCCAAGGATTACGTCGAGCGATACGCGAACACTGCCAACCTCACCGCGACCACCAGCGACTTCCGCATGGACTTTGCCTTTTTGCGCGAACCGGAGAATCCCGGCGAAGCGCCGACGATTGACGTTCACACGACGATCTTCATGAGCCCACAACAGTCGAAGATGTTCATCATGCTATTCACCCAGCACCTCAGAAACTACGAGATCCAGTATGGCGAAATCAAGGTTATGCCCGGAGCCCCGCTGATTCAGCCTGCCGCCAGCCTTCCTCCGAATCCGAAGCTTTCGTGACCCCAGAAGACCGCGCTTAGAGTCCCGTCCCAGCCCGCGAGGCAAGATAAGCGTCCACCCACGCCTGCGCAACGGCGTCCGAAGTCGAGATGCGAAAGACGCGGTTGCGCGAGTGTCCCAGCCGCCGCCACTGGGCGCGCGTTGGGCTCGTTCCCCCGTCGCCCACAGTCACCGTAATCGGATCGTTGAAGGTCTGTCCGCCATCGTCGGAAATCTCCAGGTAGAAGGTGGCCGTCGTGGCCGGAGGATATGGCCCGAAGTCGAGCTGGAGCTTATCGTAAAAGGTCCAGAGTTGTTCTTGGTTGAGATGCGGAGCCGCGCGCACTCTCCAGAGGGGATTACCGGCGTCCTCGTAGGTCGCGAGCGAAGTGGCGTAGATGTGGCCGCTGTTCAAGTCTCCCGTCAGATGCATATTCCAGACTTCCGCGTGAAACTGCGCGCCAAGCGCTTGACTGACGCCAGCGCCGCCGACTGTTCCGCCGGAGCCGCGCTGATGCCAGAGGTTCTCCGTCACGTCGTAAACCAGCGTCCCCGCGCCGGGAAAGGTGAGCACGTAGAAGTTGTGCCCCTGCTCCTGGTAGCCGTACCCGGTCGCCGCGGAAGTATCGATTCCCGCCGTAGCCCAACTCTGAATCAGGTACTCAATGGCGTGGGTGGAGACGCGCTGGGGGATGTAGCCGTTCATTCTGACGACCATCCCGACGCCGCGCTCGTCGCCGGAAAGGTAGTAAATGCCGTCCGCAAGCCCGGTAATGGAGTTCGCGGCCCACAGGCCCTGGTTGATGTATGCCCCCTGGACCTGCTGGAAGGGGAAGGGGTTGCTGGCGGTTCCAGGGACGGCGTACCAAACCTCAATGGTTTTCTGGCCAAAGAGCCAAAGCTCCTCTGGACCGCCGCCTAGCGTGCCGGGGGCGAAGATCATTTGCAGCGCATCGCCCGCTCCGATCTTGATGGCATAGTATAGCGGGTTCCACGTGGAACCATCGAGAATATTCGAGACATTGAACTGGGTCTGGTCGAGAGTATTTATGGGAACGGGGTCCCCGGACCAGTCCGTGCCGCCTGGGCGGAGCGCTAAATAATAGCCGTTGCAGTAGGTTATCCCGACAGAAGAGATCACGGCGAAGGGCGGCACAACGCCGTCCGACCACCAGGTATTCGCCCCCGCGCTTCCGTCGGTGCCGTCCCACACCAGCAGCGCCGCGGAGACGCCGTAAGGACCGATGACGATCTGGCCCGGCGTGGTCGCGCTGCCAATCGTACCCACGGCGGTCGCCGTGCCGTCGTAGGCGATGCTATAGAGCACGTCGCCGCCGATGGCATAGAGAAAGCCGTTTCCGCCCCTGAGCGCGCGCACAGGCCCTCCAAGGGTGCAGAATACCGAGGTCCCCGGCGTCCCGTACAGATTGTATTTCGACCCCTTGGACGCCGAGTTCCCGGCTTCCTGGAGTTCGGGGAAAAGGTTGATGAGCTGCTCGCAGGCGACGACCGGCGAACGGCCCACGTAACTTGGTCCTACGAATCCAAAGGATGGCATCTGGGTTCCTTGAAGCTAGGGTACTATGGACGGGCGCGCACCGCCATTGTTATGATTCGCGCATGGACCTTTCGATCGCTGAGCGGATGGAAGAACTTGCGGAGGATCTCCTTGCGCGGGAAGCGGAGGTAGCTCGCGACCTCACGCCCATCGAACTGGAGTTTCTACGGCAGGCGCGTGAGGCAGTCGTTTTACTCTGCCCCCGGTGAGCCACTGGGCGACGTCGGCGGAGCCTGCACCTGCGATCCGGGAGGCAGGGACGGGGGCTCAGGGCCCATCAGCTCCGCATTGAGCTGCCGAATCGCGGCCATCGCCTCTTGATAGCTCTGCTGAATCTGCACGAGGTTCGCCTGCGGGACCGCATACTGCGGAGCCAGCTCAAGGGCCGCGGCCGCGATGAGCGCCCGCTGGTAGCCCGCAGCGAATGTTTCGGTGTCGCTCAAGCCGCTGAACGGAGTGAACGCCTCAACCGTCCAGCTCGAATAGATGACGCTTCCGCCTGGCGGGATCGGCGACAGCCAGAGTTTTGGGCTGCTCAAATCGCGGTCATAGAAGGCATACTTCACGAGATTGGCCACGACGTTACGGTCGACCAGGTTGGCCCATTCGAGCGCGGTCAGCATTTTTACCGGAACTGTCAGCGTCCCGGCGCTATAGTCGGTCGTCAAAACGAAAGTGCAACCATAGATCGCCGGAGGCCGCGGGCTCAGCACGTAAGACTGGACCCCCGAAGTGAGGGCGACCGTCACCTGGTCGATGGAGACATTTTGCAGCCGCTGAATGCTCCAGCTATCGAGGACGTTATTGATAACGATTAGCGCGTCGCCGGATTCCGAGCTGTTCGGCGTCTCTCCCGGCTGGAGGATAGCCAGCAGTGTGAGGGTTTGGTTTACCGCGTCCTGTCCGCTGAGCGAGCTCATTTAGGGCTGATCTTCTCTCCACTGAATGGTGATATTGCACGTGCCGGCAGTCTTAATGGTGAAGTTGACGCCCGTTCCCCCGTTGCCCATCGTGAACAGGCTGAGGTCGATCAGTAACGTTGCCGCGGCGGTAGCGCCGTAAACCGGCCCTACCGTGCCAGTGCCAACATTCGACGCCGACCAGGCCGTCGCCGCCGGCAGCCGCTGCGTCTGAGGGCTCTTCACGATTGCCAGCGTGGTGGAGGTTGCGGCTGCCCCGTTCCAGGAGAGCGTAACCGTCTCGGCCGCCGTGCACTCGATCACGGCCTGCTCAAAGTGCACCTGGGCGTTATTCGCCGCCGGCTGCTGCACCGTAAGCGCCGTCCCGCTGTAGGTCGCATAGTAGCGCCATGCGAGCGGATTATAGGGCGATGGAAACTGCGACGGCGACTGCCCGAAGGCGGCCGCCGCGAGAGCGAAGAGTATGGCGAGTCGGCGCATTTAGCCCTTCTTGCGGGTGTCGGCGGACAGCGCGGGATCGGCCGCCATGGCGGACTCTTCCACCGGCCGGCGGACTACCTGCCTTGCTTGCTGCGTCGCCGTTGGGACCACGGTCTCCGCGACAGCCTTTGCGTACGCGTCGCGTTCGTGGCCCATCCGGTGAACGGTTGCCACGGGCGGCTCGCCCTCCTCGGCGTGCTCCTTGAGGGCTTCGAGGATATCGGCGTGCTCTTGGAGCCTTTCGTCGACCGACCGTGGCAGGCTTTCCGGCGGCGGCGGAAAGGGCGTATCGGCCCATTCCGAACCGAGCCCGTCAAGCTCCTTTTCGCTGGCCACCAGGCGCGGCGCCTTGGTCTTATGGTACTTCCAGCAGGGCACCCGCACTTCCGGGTGGCCTTTAATCGTGGTGTTCGTAAGGCGGTGATACCCCAGCGGCGGATTCCCGCCCGGTCCCGGAGTGTTCGGCCTCCAGGAAGGAGCCATTATCAAATCTTCAGGCCCCAGCGCAAGATGATTCTCAACGCGCGCATCGTAGGTGCCGGGCTGGTGGACCTGATCGCGCAGGTTCGCCGCAGGCGTCCGCATCCCGAGCGTCGGCGCGAGCGGATTGTAGTTCATGGGCTGATCGATGTCGGCGGTCTTGCTTACCAGCGTCGAAGGCAGCGGATTGTAGGGCATATCGGACATAGTTCACCTCATTCATCCCAAGGATACCAGCCAGTTAAACTCCTGGTTGCCGCGCCCCGCAAGCGCGGGATCGATCTGCGCGGTCGATTCGGGAGCGTTTAGCATCTCCAGCGTCCGAATCGACTCATCGCAGATCCGTTCCAGGCGCGCGAAAGCCTGCTCCGTCATATCGTCGTACAGATTCCCCAGCTCGTGGGCCAGCGCGAATGTGAGAGCGCGCTGATAGCCCGGCGGGAAGTAAAGCGTGTCGGTCAAAAGCGCCGCGCCGTCGGAGAGCGGATTCGTGCTCGCGAGTTCGACTTGATACGACGCTTGCGGACCNGGCCAGAAACTCAGCAGCCCGAGGCCGAACGCGCCCCCGGTATTGTTTTGCGAGTAGTTGTAATCGTAGTAGAGCTTGAGCGGAATCGCGAAAATGTCGGGCACGCGCAGGCTCAGCCATTCGTTGTAATCGATCAGCTCGATAGGCAGGCGCGCGATTTGCGGGGAGGTTTGGTAGATGGTGTTGGCCCGCAGGAGCTGGTTTGGGCGGGGCGTGTCGATCGCGCCGTAGGGCACGCCGCCGATCTCCGTCGCCGCGGCTCCCGCGCCGATGAAATAGAACTGCGTCCCGGCGGTCAGCGTGAAAACCGTGTCGCTCACCGAGTAGATCCGCTGGCGCATCACGGAATAGGAGTCGAGCAGAGCGTTGAAGAAACGCAGCGCTTCGTTGTTTTCGTCGCTATTGAGAGCCTGCCCCGCGCCGCGCAGGGTTTGGACGATGCGCGCGGCGTCCGTGATGAATTGCTGCGCGGTCAGGCTCATGCCGCGTCCCTCTGCCCAACGCTCGGGTCGGGCGCTGGATCTCCAGCCGGAACTTCCGCGACGATCTGGTCTGGCGGCAAGGTCTGCTGGTTGATTCGCGCCACCGCTTGTTTCGCCTGTCCCGCGAGAGCGGCCACGCTAGCGTCGAGAGGCCGCCGGTAGCGCGGCGCAAGGTTCACGGCCAGCGTGTATTCGAGCAGCATCTGGTAGGCCGGCGGAAGAGTTACATCGGTGCCGACAGAGGCGAAACCCGCGAGCGGCTCCCAGGCGTACACCACGGCGTAGGAGGTGTTGAGGCTCTGGACCGGAAAGAAATTGACGATGAGCGAGGGGTAAGCGTAATCGATCCACGCGACTTTGGTGATGGANCCCTGCGCCGTCTTGAGCGGAATCTGAATCCATTCCGCGTAGGACAGGATTTTGATGGGCTCCTCCTGCGGATCGGCAGTCTGGAGCGCGAGAGCTTCGATGCGAGCCGGACGGGTAGAGGAAAACGTCCCGGCCGGCCCCATCGTGTATGCGGAAACGCTAGCGGTCATGGCGTACGCTTGCCTGGTGATTTCGTAGATCATCAGGCGCTCGGCGTTGAACTGGTCGACGATATTGTTCAGCTCAAACAGATACTCGGCCTGCTCCTCGGGGGAGGAACCGCGGCCCGGCGCGCCCATCTGCCCGATGAGCCGCAGGGCCGCGTCGCCGATGTCCTGTACGGTGATCGCCATTTAGAGCGGCGAAGGAGTGCCTATGGCGGAAATCGCGGTCCAGGCGGTTCCGTTGGACATCACCGTGCATCCACCGTATGCCAGATCGGCGCACTCGAAAGTAGCGCTGCCATCTACGGTGGCCAGTTCGATCAAGATCGAGGCGGAGGCTAGCCCGCCGGTGTCCTTTATCGTGATGACCTTTCCCGGCACCGAAGCGGCGGCGGGAAGCGTAATCACGCGGGTGGCGGTGAGCGCCGTGAAATAGATGAACCGATCCGTGACAAGCGCGGTGTAAGCCGCGTCCCCGATTCCGGTCTCGGAATACCTGCTCTGCCCGTCGGTGTCGTAGGGCCCCGCATAACCCCACAACCCCTTGGTGTCGCACGTATACCAGTTGCCATCGAGCAGGTGGATATCGGGCGACGCGTAGAGAGCCGACGCCGTGCAGGTGGAGCGCGGAGGACTCGAGGGCGGCGTGGAGTTATACCAGTCGCCGTTCCCGATCCACACCAGAACGCTCGCCGCATGCGCGGTAACCCGCGTAGACGCTGCGCCGCGCTGCACAATGACCGTGCCGCTCACCGGGATGGATAGAACCTGCATGGCTTCCCCGTCGATAAAGAGCAGGGAACCGGCGGTTCCGGCCGCCGGAGACGGCGCGACCACGTTCGTTGTCGAGGCCAGCACGACGGTTGTGGTCGAGTTGGGCGCGGCCCCGGTCGAAGTAATGGCCGTTGAAAGCGTGGTGGTGTTCAGCGTGTTTTGCTGAGCGAGCGCCGAAGCGCCCGCCAGCGTCAGAAGAGAGAGAATAGTCAGTGTTTTTTTCATGGTGGCTTAAGCTCCTGCCACTCTCACCGCGAATTCGCGGTAGAGCGGCGCGATTCCCCAGTACACGTCGAATCTGCACACCCACAAATCGTAGACCGAATTGTAGTCGCGCACGAATCGAAGCGACACGCCTGTCTCCGGGTCGGTCTCCTGGTAGGCCATGTCGGTTCCACCGGGGACATCGCCCGGAAGGGAAACAAAGGTGTAGGCGTCCTTCTGGAAGCACAGATACTGCGTTCCTTGGGTGGATACGGTCGAAACGGGAGTGATGACCGCGGAGAGCGCCGGGGCAACCGAGACGTTCTGGTATTGGCCGCTCGGGGTGATGGCCGGAGCGATCTGAAGCGTTCCGGTCGAAGTGATCGACGCGGCCTCCAGCACGACGAACTCCTGAAGCGTATTGGTCGCCTGGTAGTTGGCCGCGTTGGTCATGTAGACGCCCGCGATGGTGAACACGTCGCCCACGGCCACCGTGCCCGAGGAAAATCCGGCCACGTTCAGCGCCATGGTGGCGTTGTTTCCGCCGGCCGCGGTTTGCAGCGATCCGGTGGTCGCCACGGTGGGCGAGCCGGCCCAAGATCCGGCGGTCAGCGGCGCGAGGTTCTGGGACTGATACCAGTCCATCCCGCCGGTGTCGCGGCCCATCCGGGAAGTTTGATACTGCTTCGAAATGGGAGCCTGCGGATTGAACAGGCCCTTCAACGAGTCGACCACTTGGGTAGCGGCGTCCGCGTTGATGACCATGCAGCGATTTTCGGCGTCCGCGAGGTTTTCGTCCATTTTCTGGTTCGCCTTGAGATACGTCTGGAAGGCGGTGGTTCCGTTCGGCGTAGTGCCGTAGGTTCCCACCAGGTTCCAGGTATTCTGAGCGATGAACTGCGCGCAGGCGAAATCCAGAATGTTCGCGATACGCTTGGCGGCGGGGCGGAGATACTGGTCGGTCAGCGCTTCCATGTTCAGCATCTTTTCGAAGGTGTTGACTTGNAAATCGACGCCGGTCTGCTGGTTGATGACCACGGGGGTCGTGAGATTGTTCAGGCCTTCGGGCGTAAAGACTGCGCCTGAGCGCCCCACAAACCGCTGCGGCTTGCGGACGTACAGCGTCTGTCCAATCTTTTCGCCAGCCTGTCCGAACTCCTTGTCGTAGCCGTTGAATAGGTTCGGCAAGATTTTGAGTTCGTTTGAGAGNATGGCCAGCGTGGTCCAAGTGACCCGCTGGGTTACCGCAAAATTATTCGCCATTGAGGGCCCTCAGACAAAGGCCCGGATATCTAGGAACGGCGGACCAGCTTGCGCGCTTCCGCGAGGCTGCCGATATCGTTCAACGATTTCGGGTCGCCTCTTGGGGCCGCGCCTCTGCCTGTCAAATAAGTTCCTGGAGCCGGGGCTTGGGATTTTGGTCTTTCAGCAGCGAGCTTGGCCCCTATCGACATACTTCAGTTTGAACTTTTCCTCGAATATCGCTTCGAAGCGTTCGATGGGCGTGGGGAACGCCTCGATCCGCTTCAGCTCATCGGGATTTTTCAGGAGATGGTGAAGAAACGCAGGGCCGTCCTCGGGCATCAGCACGGCCGCTTCCAGTTCCTTGGAAACCTTCGTCTGGCGGAACTTCTCCACCAGCTCGGGATAATCCTCGTTGCCCGGTTGCGACGCGTACTCCGACCCGCGGTCCTCGAATTTCTTTTTGAGCGCGCCGTAATCCGCTTCGGCTTTGGCTTTCGACTCCGCCTCGGCGGCCTGGGCTTTCTCTTGATCGGCGGCGCGCTGTCTGGCGCGATTTTTCCACTCGACCACGTCGGCCATGTAATCCTCGAAGCCCGAAGGTCCCGAATACTTCGCATCGGACTGCGATGGTTTTGGATCGGCCGCATCGGCTCCATCCCGCTTGGCAGGCTGGGCCTGCTCGGCGGGGCGAGGCTCGCCCGCTGGGGCTTTCCTGGCCGCCAGCTCGCGCTCAATATCTCCCAGCTCCCTGCGCTTGGCGTCGATTTCGCGTTGCATCGCTGCCTTGCGCTGTTCAAACTTGCTCGACTGCTGTAGGTCCGGGTCCGAACCGGCGACGGGTTCTGAAGTCGGCTCCTCGGTTGGAGCGTCCTTCGCGGCTTCGAGGTTTTGAGTCCGCGATTTGGCTGGATCGGCGGGTGGATCTTTGCGCTCCACCGGAGCGTGCTTCAGGATATCGGGGTTGGCCCGGAAATCCGCGAACGTCGGTTCAGCTTGAACGGCGGCCTCAGGCATGGTATTTCACCAAGATGAGGGTAGGGTACTAGTACTACGGTACCGTTGTCAAGAGGGCTGCTGTTCGGGNAGTCCTTGGACCGACCCTTCGGCGATGGGATCGGGCTGCCCCGCGCTCTCCGACTCGTGCAGCATGTCCATCAATTGCGAGATGGCGTCATGGGCCGCGCTTACCCGCGTTTTGAACATATCGTGGGCGTGATCGAGCATGTCGCCGTGGATGTCGGTCTTGGCGTCGATGATCTTCCCGGCGATGTCCGTGCGCCCCTGGAGCGCGGTTTTGGCCAGGTCGGTGTGCGACTTCAGCGCGGCGATGCGCTCGTTGCTCTGGACCTGCATTTGCTTCTCCAGCCCCCGGCTCTTAACCAGCTGGGTCAACTGCTGGATCGTCTGAGCCTGCTGCTGCATCTGGGTCTGCATCGCCTGGACCTGGGCGGAGACACCCGGCGGCAGCCCGTTCTGCTGGTCCTGGAATATTCCGGGCATCTTCATCGCGACCGCGCGCTGGACCAGGTCGGCGGCGTCCTTCGCGCCGGCCGTATCGGAGTTCTTGAAGTACAGGTAGGCGTAGAGGTCCACCAGATCCGAATTGCTGGCCATGAACTGCGCGTACATGGCGTCGGCCTCCTGCCGGGCAGTCTGGGTGCTGGGAGCCATGGTGCACACGACTTCGTAGCGGCCCTTGTCGAGCCGATGCTGGTAGCTCTGCCCCGTGGCCGGATCGGTGTAGGGCCCCGGCGTGTTTACGCGCACGATTTCGGCCTGCATATCTTCGCCCAGGACACGCACCTCCCGCTCCGTGTCGTAGTAGAACGGAATCCAGAACAATAGGACCTTTCCCAGGTATTTGACGGTGCGCTTCAGGTTGTCCTGGTAGTGGTAGGTCGCCGTCGCTCCCGCGCGCTGGAGATTGTTGGTCGCAATGCCGCTCTGGCCGGCAAAGGACGGCTGGCCAAGCGAAGGATCTTGGAGGCCGATAGTATCGCGAATTTCCTGCCGCGCCTGTGTTTTCTCGGCCGACAGCGCCGCGATTGGCGGTTCCGACCAAACCCGCTGCGGGCCTCCTGGCATCTTCTCGTCGGGGTTGTAGAGCAAGTAGGTGGAGTTCGTGTTGTTGATATTTTTCCAGGCGTTCTCCTGGTTCATTACCATCCTGGGCGTGAGCAGGTACGGATTCGNCGAGGCCATGGCCAGTGTNTCGGCCATCTTCGTCGCGGCCCAGTTGTAGAGCACCTGGGCGTCCCGCGAGTTGCGAAGCAGGCTCGAAATATGGCGGACGCCCTTGATCCAGGTTTCTTCGCCGTACACGGGAAAGATCGGTATCCATTCACCGGGCAGCGGCACCGGGTCTTCCAGTTCCTCGACGCCGTTGATGAGATGCTTCACGACGATACGATCGAGGCCGCGGTCCCGATTGAACTTGGCCACGCGCGCGTAATCGGATTTGCGCCTGCGCTCGGCCTTCTCCTCCTCGGGTGCGTCGTCGTTCAGCTCGGCTCCGCAGGCGACCGCGCTCGAATCGATCTTCTCGACGCAGTAATACTCCGCCACGACGATCGAATCGGAATCCTTCGAAGGACTCATCCAATTCGCGAATTCGGCATTCTCCGGCCAGAATCCGTTCGCCTCGGCAGCCGTATCCGGCCAGCGCTCCCGGTACTCGATCTTCGACATACAGTCGAGCACGATCCACCAGCGCGCATCTTCGCGTGTGGGCTTCTTCGCCGTGGGATCGCAGTAGGCGGTGCTCGGATCGTAGACCGGAACGATCTTAATTTCCTGTTCGCCGGTCTCGGCGTCGGAAATTTCCGTCACTATGCGCAGGCAGCCAAAACCGGAATCGACGGCGTAGCGCGACGCCATGTCGTAGCCAAGCTCGGCGTCCGTCTCGTACTGGATCGCCCGCGCCATGCCTTCCAGAACCTCGGCGGTATCCGCGGTCGCGTCACGCTTGGGGCTAATGTGCAGCGCCGGCTGGCTCTGGCGGATTTCGTTGTTGACCTGGTTGCTGAAAACGTCGAGCTGGTTGATGGTCAGCGCAGGGCGGTTCTTGTCCTTGCGCTCCTGGTAGGCGTCGGCGTTCCACTGGCCTTTGCCTCCGACCTTGAACATGAGATCGGTTTCGGCTTCGACGCGATTGTCCTTTTCGGCGGTCTGGGCGGCTGCAAGACGTTCGCGCGCAGTCGACAGGAGCCGGTCAACGTCGTAGGCGGCCATTCACTTCTTGTGGCCGAAATTTTGCGCGAACGTCGTTTCCTTCATCAGCGCAGTATTGCCGGTGGCCTTGGCGCGCGCTTTGGCTTTGGCGATCTTGGCCTTGGGGATGGGCTGCCCTTGCGGCACGTTGAGCTTCTTGTGCAGGAGCCCGCGATGCGACGGCTTGATCTTGATCTTCGATTTCGGTTTGCCCGCTATGTCTCCGATGGTACTCATCCGATCACCTTCCCTCCCAGAGCGATGGTCCGGCACTTGCGGCAGCGCTTGCAGATCTGAGCCATGTCGCCGGCCTTGTTCACGGCGACCGCCTGCCAGAAGCAGCCGAGAATCTTGCAGAGGTCCGGAAGTTTCATATAACCCCTTGGCCGCGCAGCAGCGTGCGCGCCCCGCGCTTCATTTTCACGCCCGGATTCCTCGGGAGCGCCCGAAGGTTGGTGGTGTTGCCGGCGAGCGACGCCGCGCGCGGCCGCAGGATGGGCGCCGGAGACGGCGGCGCTGGCCGCGCGCTTGTGGCCTTTCCGGCATACAGGCCGCCGCTAGAGAGCCGCGGAGGACGCGGAACCGCGGCGCTCTTGATGCGCGGAGGGCGTGGAATTGGAACGCTCATCAGTCGGCTCCCTCGGAGAAGGCTCGATGGGGATACCAGCGCCGAAATTGGAGCCGGCTATTGAGGAAGAATGCGATGTCGTCCTCCACCCTCTCCCAGGTGAGAAAATGATTGCCGCGCTTGCTCCAGCGTTCTCCAATGGCGCTGCGGGTGGATGCGGTAGAGCCAGGACCGTGATACACGGCTAATCTCCGTGAGGGTCGCCGCTCTTGGACTTGCGGCCTGCCGGAGCCTTCTCCATGCGGTCGCGGCCAGGAGACGGCTCTTTCTCCATGCGGTCGCGCCCGTGATCGGCGCTGGTCTTGAGGCCGCCGAAGATCGACTTCTCGTGGCCGTCATTCTTGTGGCCTTCGCGCTGTTCGCGGCCCGCGTCATGTTCCATCGGATGCTTGCCTTCGTGAGACTTGTGGGGATGCGCCATATCGGCTCCTTTTTCGGCGTTGTGTAAAGCCGCCGCGACTGCAACGCGCTGCGGATGGCCCGCTGCCTTCATCTCGCGAATGTTCTCCGAGACGACCGCGCGCGATCTGCCGGGCTTGAGCGGCATGGGGAAAGTGTATCACGGTCCTAAGGCTACCGCATCCACCCGTACTCGGCGTTGCGCGAATCGGTCTGATACCGCTCGCGCGCGGGCTCCTCTAGCGCGGCCTGCACCGGATACGCGAACGTCAGCGCCAGCGCGTCCGCGTCGTCGGGTGACGCTTCGCCGCGCTTCTGCATCTCGGCTTTGGCCTCGATCACCAGAGCGTTGTTGCCCGCGCGGCGATGATAACCTGGCGCGCCGAGGCCGTGCTTCAGCTTCGCGTCGTCGTCGATTGCGCCGCGCAGCAGCCAGTCTTTCATCTGGTCCCACATGACCGCGCGCTGATTGGCGTAGAGCTTGTTTCCTACAGGCGCGCCGAAGTTCACCTCCATCACGCGGTGCATGAACCCGAGGGTCGCGAGCCGCTCACAGATCGCTGCGCCGAAGGCCGCATCGATGAACATCATGTCAACCTGCCTGCCCCCAAAGCGCGAGCGTAGGATTTCAGCCGAAACCCCAACCAGCACGCTGCGGTCCCGTCCTTGTTCGCCGGTCAGACGCACTGGCGGTATCGCGCGCGCGTCCAGGCCCCGGCGGAAACGCCATACGTTCCACGCGCTGCCGCCCCCGCTGACATCGAATCCGCATATCAGCGCCTCGTCTCGAAGCACTTCCACCTGCCGCCGGATGGCATCCTGAATGCGCCCCCGGTCGATAAATTGCAATTCACTCGCGCGCGGCGGCAAGCCGAAGATACGGACGCGGCATTCGTCCGAATCTTCGCCGTAATCCGAGATGGTTTGCTCCAGCCACTGCTTGTTCGTGAACCGCGATTGCCGCGAGTCCACCGTGCGCACGTTCCAGCGATGCGACTGCGCGCCAAAACAGATCTCGTAGAAGCGGCCGCTGTTGCGCTCCATTTGTCCCCAGGCGAAAAACATCGGCTCCCCGTCGGTCAGGCCGCCGCGGATCGCCACGTCCCACACCGACTCGGGAACTGCCGAGGCTTCGTCGAAGAGATACCAGCTGGTCGANTCNGCGGCGTGCTGGCCCGCAAACGATTGCGCGTTCTCNTCCGANCACGTTTGCGCCATGACCTTCCAGTTTTCCGGGTCGCTCTTTGCGTAGATNCCCATCGATTGCGCGTCGAACCAGGGCGCAGTCGCACAGAGTTTGCCCCATCGCAGGATCGCGGCCCAGGTGCGCTCGCTCANTTGCTGGAACGTTCCCGCGGTCACCGTTCCCTGCGATCCGGGGCGCGTCGAGAGAATCCACCACGCGATCCATGCGCCCATCGCGGATTTGCCGGTGCCGTGCCCGCTCGACTCGGCCATGAGTACCGGCATTACCGGAGTATGTCCGTCGAACCGGCGCTTGCGGACTTCCTGGCCCAGGGACGACAGAAATTCGCGCTGGATCGCGTCGGGGCCGTCGTGGCCCGCAAGCGCGCCATCGCCCCACGGGAAGAAAGTCAAGACGAACATCAGCGGATCGTCGTGGCATTCCGCA